TGAAGCTAAAACACATCGTGAAGCCAAAGAAGCAGCCGAAAAAGCATTAAAAGCTTTTGAAGGAATTGAAGACCCAGCGGCAGCTAAAAAGGCATTACAAACAATCCAAAATCTCGACGATAAAAAGCTGGTGGATGCCGGTGAAGTTGAGAAAGTGAAAGCTGAAGCTATCAAGGCAGTTGAAGAAAAATATGCTCCGATTGTTGAGCAACGTGATGCTCTTGAGGCCTCATTGCATAAAGAGCTTATCGGCGGTGGTTTTGCTCGTTCTAAGTACATTCAAGACAACATTGCAGTACCTGTGGACATGGTTCAGGCAACATTTGGCCATCACTTCAAAATCGAAGAGGGCAAGGTGGTTGCATATGATCCGAACGGCGAAAAGATTTATTCGCGTGTCCGCCCGGGTGAACTTGCAAATGTTGATGAAGCTTTAGAGTCATTGGTTGGTGGATACCAGCATAAAGACTTAATTCTTAAAGGTGGTAAAGGAACTGGTGGCGGTTTTCAAGGTGGGGGCAAAGGTAGAGCGCCTGCAGGAATGAAACGCAGTGAAATGTCTGTTTCTCAGAAAGCAGAATACATCAAAGAACATGGCAATGATGCCTTCCTAAAACTACCGAACTAATCATTATATATTTGGAGATAAGTAGTTATGACTACGACAGTTAATTCCGACATGATCATCTACAACCAACTGGCCCAAACAGCGTATTTAGAACGATTACAAGACAATTTGAATGTCTTTAATGAAGCTTCCAATGGTGCGATTATTTATCGTAATGAAATCATTCAAGGTGACTTCAATAAAAATGCATTCTACAAAGTTGGTGGTAGCATTAAACATCGCGATGTGAACTCCAATGCAAAAGTCACTCCGGAAAAAATCGGTGCAGGTGAGTCTGTAGGTGTAAAAATTCCATATAAATATGGCCCTTATGCATCTACTGAAGAGGCCTTCAAGCGCCGTGCACGTACACCTGAAGAGTTCGCAATGATTCTTGGTTATGATTTAGCAGATGCATTGGTTGCAGGGCGTTTACAGTATAGTTTAGCTTCATTAAAAGCAGCTATTTCTAGCAACCCGGATATGATTGCTAAAGGCAGTATTGCTGTAGATGGTCGTAAAGCATTAACACGTGGTATGCGTAAGTTTGGCGATAAGTTTGGACGTATTAGTTTATGGGTAATGAACTCAGATACCTATTTCGATATTGTTGATGATGCAATCACTAAGCAAATTTATGGCGAATCTGAAATTGTTATCTATGGCGGTTTACCGGGTACCTTAGGTAAGCCGGTATTAGTTACTGATGCGGTAGGTGATGATGATGCATTTGGTTTGCAAATGGGCGCAGTTACTGTTACAGAATCACAAGTACCTGGTTTCCGAGCATATGACATTAATGATGAAGAAAACTTGGGTATTGGTATGCGTGCTGAAGGCGCGTTCAACTTAGATATTCTTGGTTATAGCTGGGATACATCAAAAGGTGAAAACCCTGACCTTACTTTACTTGGTTCAAGTGCCAACTGGAAAAAACATGCTACTAGCAACAAAATGACAGCAGGCACATTGCTTGACTTGTCTGGCACAACAACTGGTTAACTCATAAACATCTCACTATAAGAGGGCTATTAAGCCCTCTTTTTACATTTAAGAGAAATGCATCATGAAGCTAATTTATACACGTATTGCTGCTGCAGCTGCGTTAGAAGTTGGAACTATTGCCAATCCTGATTATTACGAACATCCGAATCGAAGTGCTGAAGAAGTAATTATTTACGGTGATTACCCGAAAATCCAAAATGATTACGAAGCTCTGGATATTCCAGTTGAAGTTCGCAAATTGAAAGAGCCTGCAAAAACGACCTTGGCCACAGTAAATGTCGCGGTGGGAATTACCCCAGAGCTGCAAGAAGTCATTGATCAAGCAAAAGCTGACTGTAAAAAGGTTATTGAAGAAAACGGGCAACTTAAACGAAAAATCGAAATCTTGGAACAAGCTAGTGGTGATAGTTCGGAGTTAATTTCTGAAAACTCACGTTTAAAAGATGCTGTACTCCAAGCTGACAATGCGGCTAAAGCGGCTGAAGGAAAGGTAGTAAGCATTCAAGCAGAGTTTGATGCTTTTAAAAATGATGTTGCTGCTATGCAAGCGCGTATCGCTGAATTGGAATCTGGAAAAGCGGCAGAAAATTCAACAACAGAAACGGCAGTTAATGATTTTGAAAACTGGTCAAATGATCAATTAAAAGAGTATTTAGCTAGTAATAACATTGGTTACAAGCCGTCTGCAACAAAAGCAGAACTTCTTAAATTAATCCCGAAGGAATAATGCAATGAGCTTTATTACTGTAGATGACGCAAATTCAATTTTGGGCAGCGATTTTGCACCAGACAGTGATAAAGCTCGTCTGGTAAAGCTGGCTAATGTTTGGATGAAAAACAGAATAGGTTTTGTACCAGATCCTATTGATCCACTTCTTAAAGATGCTGCATGTGAAATTATTAAAGGAATTCTGGCCAAGGTAATTTATAACGGCAAAGACCAGCAGTTGAAGCGTAAGAAAGTTAAAGCTGATTCTGTTGAGTCAGAAAAAGAGTATCAAGAAGGTACTGAAGCGATTTCTAGCTTTGAACAGATAGCAATTGATTATATTGATTCGCTTGATTTGAAAGATCCTAATACAAGTTTTAATGGCTTCGGCATTCGACTTTACAGGGCATAAATAATGAGCTTACGTGACGAAATTCAGGCAGATATTGCTGATGCATTTAATGATGATTTAGCGGACGCCGTTCATACCTTTACTTGTGAGCGGATCTCAAAAACAAATTGGGATCCTAAAACTGAAACTTATGTAGAAGTTAAAGAAAATTATTCTGGCCGTGGCGTTCTGTTTGGCTCATACAGTCAATATGAGATCCAAACACTTGGAGTTCTGGCCACAGATAAGAAGGCTACCGTGCTTCAAAATGAAGTGTCCATGACACCTAAAATTGATGATGAATGGCTAACAGCTTTAGGCTCATTTCGAGTTATCCATATTCAACAAGATCCAGCCAGTTCAATCTGGAAATGTCAGCTTCGAAAAGTGTAGGGGCTAAAATGGTTAATCCTGATTATGTTCCTGAATGGTATATCTCGCCATTTCAACATGTGCAGTACACGCTTGCTCGAAATCAACTACACATGGATTTGTTATTTGAAGATATGGATAAAGCCGATCAATTTTTGGATATGGGAGCGGATGCACAGGTTAGTACTTTTTCAGATGGTGCTTATGCAATTGTCCAAATCGGTGATACGGCGGATAAAGACCAAATTCAAGTTTATGGATTGCTTTTACATGAAGCTGTTCATATCTGGCAAATAGTAAAACGGAGAATGGGTGAGCGAGAGCCTAGTGTGGAATTTGAAGCTTATTCAATTCAGGCAATCGCTCAAGACCTTTTCGAAATGTACGAAGCAAGCGAGGTGAGCAATGGGATGGAAGGGGAAAAAGCCTACTAGTTTTAGTCTTGATGTGTCTAAAGCAGCAGAAGACCATGTGAAGCATATTGTTATGGATACTGTGCAATCTTTAGTTAATTTAAGTCCTGTTGATACTGGTGCATACCGTGCTTCACATATTGTTTCGATTGGATCTGGTGACTATGGCATACGTGAACCTGAAACAAACGCCGTGCAAGATGCCGCTATTCAAGCTGTAAAGATTAAATTGGGCAATTTGGTCTACATACAGAACAACCAGCCTTATGCTGAGCGCTTAGAAAACGGTTGGTCTGAAGAACAAGCGCCGCTGGGTATTTACAACATCACGTTTACTTATATTACTCAAAAGTACGGTGGCTAAAATGGCAATGACTTTAGAGCAGACTAGGCAAGCTATTATTGATCGCATGCAAAGCTTTAGGGGTATTGCTCAAGAACGGATTCAGTATCCAAATGCACCTGACTTTACTGTTCCAACAAAAGGTGTATGGTGCCGTTTAACGATTGCAGGTGGCCCGAGTTTTACCTCAGGCATTGCAGATAAACCATGTACTCGCCGTACCGGTAATATCATGATTCAATGCTTTGATCGACTTCATGTGGGAGAAAAAGCTTTAACGGTTCTTGGCGATGCTTTACTGGCACATTTTGAATATTTCACAATCGAACACTTAGAATGTTTGAATGGTCAATCTATTTATGCGGGTAAAGATGCTGATTTCATTCAGTATAATGTGAGCATTGGGTACAAGGTGAATTGATATGTCATGTATGCTGACTTTAGAAGAAATCGAAATTAAACGGCAAGAACTGGAACGGCATCTTGAAGATGTTATGTCTGTTGAGTTGAGCAAATGGCAATCTGAAAACAAGCTATGTGTTTCTGATGTGAATATACGCTTGGCTAATGTTGTTAGTCTCGGAGGGCCTAAACATAACGTTGTTACTGGAGTAAGTGTCGATTTAGATAATGAGCTTTGAGTTCAAGAAAAAGCTACAGCAAGGCGATTATTTTTAATGACCTCAGCATATTATCATTTGAGATTACATTCTGTTACAGTAATAGAAATTTATAACAAATGGTAAAACATGAAAAAATCAACTTTAGGCTGGGGTGCCGCAGGATTAGTAGCTTTAGGGATTTTTGGTTCAGGCAATGATAACTCTCCAAAACAAACTTCAGATTCAGAAAATGCACAGAGTGCAGTAGAGGAAGTTATCGAATCAAAATATATCAACACTAATTCTTTAAATATTAGAGATAAACCAAACGGTCACGTAGTAGGCAAGTTAGGACGTGGAGAAAAAGTTGATATTTATGAGACGAGAGGAAACTGGGCACGTATTTCCTTAAATTCCTCATCACCTCAGTGGTTATCAACAAAGCTATTATGTGAAACGGATGGTTGCTTTAAACAAAAGTCTCGATCAACCACGTCAAATAATTATCAGGCCTTAAAATCTCATCCTCATCATTCTGAAAGAAAACAGAAGAAAACCTACTACGATAGTGATTGTTCATGTGCTGTGGTGGATTATTGCGTGGGTCCTAGAGGTGGGCACTACTGTATTACGAGTGGAGGAAACAAGAGATATAAACCTAGATATTAACTAATTTGAATTATGAGACCTCCATTTTGAGAGGAATTTTATGTCTTATTTACTACCACCTCATCGGTGGTTTTTTTATGTCTATAGGAATCACTTATGAGCAATCATGTTTTTAAGCGTGGTGACACATTCAACTTAAATCTGCAGCTAGTTGATATGGATGATGCACTGCAATATCCAGCCAATGATGTACGTCGAGCGATCGATTTAACGAGATATACCTTTACTTCGCAAGTTAAAACTCTCGATGGAACCGCCGTAGCAACGTTGACTTGTGCAGCGTTAAGTCAAAGCACTCAGAAAGGCTGGCTCAATATTAAATCAGGAACAAGTACTGCTACATGGCCTTTAGGCTTGTGTCAGATGGATATCAAAGCCGTCGTGGGTGGTGTGACTCAACATACCGAGACTCTGACTTTTCAGGTAATTGACGGGGTAACTGCATAATGGCAAATCTAGTCTTTAAATATTCTTGGGATCATCGGCCTTATCCCTATAACTCAGCTCAAGGTAAGCGGCAATTTATGCTGCCTTTTGCTTCGGGTATTCCAAATTTGACACCTGATTGGACACAGGTTCAAGGTGCTGGTACTGCTGCTACAGGCACTTTAACGACTTCAACGACTGATGGTAACATTGGTAGAGTAATGAGAGTGGGGGATTTTGGTATTGGAGCCAAAAGCGGTATTCAATTTAGTAATCCTACAGAACAGGTCCCTATGCCGAATGAATGTGGCTTCTATACTGTTGGAACGAATACAGCAACGTTGAGAGCCGGGTCATGGATGGTTTCAGGCTTTTCTCAAAATGCTATGGGCGGTTTAGGTATTGTGCCATCAAGTGGCGAAGCATATATTGCCTCATACCATAACGCTACAAACGTTTTTAATCTATTCACGATTAGAACAACAAAAAATACTACTGTTGATGCCAACGGTTTTATCAAGGCAGCTTCACCAATTGTAAAGCTCTTTGCCAACTCAATTGAACTGAATGAGGATGCCAAAGATCAGGAAATCACATTTGAAAAGTTGGGTACAGGCGATTACTTGATTAAAGGATCATTAGGCTTTGCTCAGGAAGGTTGGTATATCGAAATTCCTAAAGATGCCAATGGTAATACAGTCGTGGCAGTGCTCTATGAAACATTAGAGAACGGTGATCTTTCAATTAAAACCTACAAGCGAAAGTTTGACTTTGATATTGCTGCAGTCGTGGCTGACCTGGACAATCCGCTTGATATTCCTACTGGGCGTTGGATTGACATCCGTCTGCATGAAGAGCCTGTGCCGGAACCTGAAGAGCCTTTGAGTGAAACACCAGTTGAGTTCCAGCCTACTAACTTATCTCAGGCAGTAGCTGCAGCAATGATTGGTGTGGAACCGCCAGAAATCTCCGACACAGATGCAACACTTTAAAAACCCGCAAATTTAGCGGGTTTTTTTACGCCCATTTTTTATAACTTCCCGCTGATGAAGCGGGTTTTTTATGCCTAAATTTTGGAGAACTATAAATGAGTTCAGGCGCAAAAATTCGATTATATGCTTGTGAAGAAGCAGTTTTAGGAACGACCCCGGCAAATCCAGTTTGGTACACCGTTCGCCGTGTCAGTGATGGTTTATCTGAAAACGTCTCAACTGAAGAAAGCAGTGAAGTGGTGGATTCACGCTACCGTCAAGGCGGTGTGGTCACAGAAGCTGAAGTAGCTGGTCAGTTAGAGTTTGAATTGTCACTTGGTACCTTTGATTTATTCTTAAGTGCTTTAGCTTTCAATAACTGGGCAGCAAACAGCTTAACCATTGGTGGTACCGTACGTAAGTCATTAACGCTGGTTAAAGTTTTTGAAGATATTGGGCAGGTGTTTATCTACCGTGGTGTGCAGGTAAATACCGGTGAAATCACCATTCAAACAACTGGGAAAATCACAGGTAACTTTGGACTTGTTGGTAGCTCATTTACCCGTCAGCAAGTCAATCCTGTCACTAATCCTATAGCGGCTTCAACCCGTCCATTGGTCAGTATGCCAAACGTGGAAAACTTGCTTATTAATGGTCAATCAATTCAAGGTAAAGCGTGCATGCAATCGCTTACGCTTTCAATTAATAACAACCTTGAAGCAATCCGTTGTATCGGCTCAGGCAAATACACACCAGAGTTCTACATTGAAAAGATGATGGATATCGAAGCAAATGCTTCCTTCATGTTCTCGGCAACTGCGGCAGGGTGGATTGATGCCATTAAAACCCGAGATGTATTTACATTGACTTTCGATATTAAAGACAGCAAAGGCAGTAAATACTCGTTTAACTTCCCTCAATTAGAAGTGATGGAAGCCAATCACCCGGATGGTGGTGGTGATGACATCATTACTGTAGACATCAACTTTGCTCAAGTTCGTACAGCTCCAACGATTGTACGTGCTCTTGTGTAATCAGCTTAATCAGTAACAAAGCCTATGGAATCCCATGGGCTTTTTTATTTCAAAAATTTCAGAGGTTGCTATGGCTTTAAAAGTCGGAATTATTAAAAGCTCAGATGTTGCTCAGTGGTGCACTTTTGAAACTGAAGGTGGACAGGCAGAGTTTAAAATCCGGGGAATTGGTTATAAGCCCTTTCAAGTTGCATTAGAGAAGGCAGGAAACCAAATCACATCCAAAGGCTATGATGTGATGGTAAAAGATGAAAA